GGCATGTATTTGCAGTGGGTCCATGTAGCAAATTGTTGCCAGTTCATGCTCATTGGCGTAGATGAGTGCATCTTTGTATTCGCAAAGCAACCATATTAAATAAAGATTCATGATTCCAAAAAGCCATGGGTCATTATAAGATTCAATGGTTGCTGCAAAAGCAGCTTGCGCTGCATGGACCACGCCCCCTTTCTTTATCCACTGAACTATCCCAACTATCCGGCGGGGATTTAGCTGAAATCCAACACCCGATGGGTGTTGAACCATTGTTAAGCTCATGTATGGGTTCTCCATTATGTTATCGGTTAAGATATCAAATTCATAGCTTAAACCCAGATCACCGATCTCATTGGAAAAATCCCCTCCAAATTCATGTTCAAACTCCCTTGAGATTGAGAATTTGTTATCATCCCCATTGCAAACAAAGCGCATCCGCTCATGAAGTTGAGAACAGGTCGTGTCCCCAGTTTTGGAAATGTAAGCGTAAAGAAATGATAAAATGAGAACCAGCGTGTTATCGACAACAGTACTCGGCTGGCCACTGTTATTCCCTAGCTTCTTCATGATGATATTCCCAGCAATTGTGTGCACAGGGGTGAAGACGAATTCTCTGTACATATGGCTGAGAGCAGCCTCTGCTTCTTCTTTACACTCTGGTGCCATGAAATGACACCTGATTGAGTAAATCACATCAAACAGGAATGGGTCAATGGAAGCATCAAATCTCGATCCATCACCACTCCCATGAAGCCAGCCTGGTACATCTAGGTAGCGGTGCACTCTTTCCCAACCTCTCTGGAATTTGTTAATGCCAACCGTGTGAGGTGCATGTAGGTGTGTGGCATAAAATTGTTTGTTGAAATCATCAACGTATGCTTTAGCACCTACTAGTGTTGTGATCGGCGCTGCTGTGAACACTCGCGTTTTATCCTGTTCAACCTTCTCGAGTGGACGTAGCTCTGCCTTGAGGGATCCATTCCATATCCCTGCGTTCTCTCCCCTCACTAGTTCATGCCTACAATGGATGGCCATTGCAATTAGCTCTTCCTCAGTTAAATGTTGGCATAGTTCTCTTTTCTTCATCCCGTACATGGGTCCAGCTGCTTTATTCCACTGGACATCACTTAAAACCTCCTCAGGAGTTCTAATGCGCGTCGGTGTCATTCCGGCGCTTTCAAGCATATGAATGAGGCAATCTGCGGCATTTAATAGAGTCTTTTCATCATGATCAACGCTCTTGTAAGCTCTGTTGTATTTGCTCAAGTCCTTCCAATAAGCTGAGTGAGTTAACCGACTCGGCAAATATGCATCTTCATACTCCTCTATGCCACGCACCAATGATTGATGATTCCTCTTGAATTCCAGCCAATATGGACTTTCCCCGACATAGGTATGTCGTGTGTTTAGCAAAGCATGCGCATACGCCAAGTTATCAAAGTGCTCGAACTGCTGGAGGAATTCACTGTCACGGGGGCCAAAAATTTCACGATGCTTGAACAAGCCACCGCAATTTGCTGATTTTTCAAAGTTCTCCTTGGTATAAATTTTTGTGTCCCTTGAGAAGGTTTTCAATTCCATCATTTGAAGATTAACCAGATTCTTCGCCAAATAACCATGCATTTCTGGCTGGAAAACCCACATGTTAACTTTATTACGAAAGTAAGATGCGTGAACCTTCCTGTCATTCGTTCCCATGATTGTAATAGCTTCTGATGGGAATGCTTCAAAGACATTGTGCTTCTTGGCGAGGTCGCCCATGACGTGGATGCCCACAATTTTTCCTGTCACAACATCCAATACAGGGCATCCACACATACCATTATGAGTTGGAATTTGATGTGCCCAACGGTGCTCTTTAGTTTGATGGATGGGTGCTGTTATGGTTGGAACCACTTTGTTTGTTACTGGCTTTTTGTAGATCATTTGCACCAACATTCCATCATGTGCCGTTCCACAATGCGCTTGACATTTAACTGGCGCCAGTTCACTAGGCCGTCTTACTAGAACCAAATCATACCCTATAAAAGAGTACATCTCAGGAAGCTCTGTGACAACAACTGTGCAATGGGGGAAGCTGATGCGCATTGGCAACTTTTTCATCATGACATGAGCTGGCATCACTAGGAAGTCCTTGTATAGTATGCAACAAATGAGCCCACCATCTACTGTGACTGTTCCAATCATTTTTGCAACATCCAAGTTAATCTGACTTGTTTGGAGGTGTGTGGCTATCTCCAGTTCTTGTTGTGGTCTTTGCAACACTTCTGTTTGTCCACTCTGCCGGAAAATCCCAAATTTATTCTCAAAGCCTTGCACGCCATGATGTTTTGTTAACCGGTGGGGGTTATGTGGAGTTAGCCTGACTCGATACACTGACCCATCGTTCTTTGTTACTGTGCAGTAAATGAGATCATTTGCTTCATCCCCCCATGCCAATAGATTGCTAGTTGCCTTGTGGGCATTTAAATGCTTTTCAACCTCCTTCATGTGTTTCAAAGGATTGGCAGTTTCATAAAACACATGGTTGTTTTCATCGCTAAAAATGGCTTTTGCTACTTCTTCATCACTGGCTATGTCATAAAAGTTTTTAAAAACCATGGGCCCTTTTGACATAAACCGATCGAGAGGGGCTCCACCATCACTACGATGCTTGGTTTCCCTTTTCGACTTAAACCTCTCAATGTCAGGGTTGTTTTCTACATAATCATCCGCCATATCTTTGTGTTCTTGCATTGCTGGCATCCGTTTGTCACGGTTAAACGACTTTCCTTTCATCTCAAGTATCTCCTCATATACTTGCTTTTTGTTCTTTTTGTTGTAGTCGTTGTCCAGCCCATCTTCATCACTCCACATGTACCACCACGCCAAACCAGAGAAAGCAGCAACGCATAGAATCATCATAGCTGTGGCAACGCGTTGGCGGCCAAGGATTATGGCATCTTTGAATGTAACACTTGGCAGTTCCTCTAGGCCTAGCA